CCAACGCCAGATGTATCAAGATATGGATTACCAGATCCATTAATGTTAGTAATCAATACGCCAGCTTTATACACATACATACGATTATGTGTAAAGCAAAGCATATAACTATCTGAGGTAGAGAATTCAAATGCTACTAAACGAACACCATTAGCTGCTGAATCAGATCCGGCATTAGGTAATGAGTTTATATAGCGTGTGCCAGATCTACGTGTAATGCCGCCTTGTGGCTGACAAAATACATTTTGTGCTGTTTCTAATGCATTTTCATAAGACTTTAAATCTATTCTAGCGCGTAGTAATGGATCTAATTCGCCTGTAGTGAAGTTAGTTTGGACTGTGACAAAGCGAGCCATTAATACCTCACATTAATCAATGAGAAGTCTTGTATCGCGTTTACGGGTTGTCCTTGGCCATCAATGTTCATGGCTTGACGCATATAACCACCACGACCATTCTCGCCTGGTGATCCTGTTGCTACGGCTTGCCAATATTGAGCCTTATCTGTTTGGTCTGTAATAGGCACACATAAATGCCATGCCATAAGGTATTTAAGTAATTGAATGAAATAAACAGGCATATTTGGCTCTGTCACTGAGTATTGATAATCTACCCATACTTCTTCGTAGTTGGTAAGAATCTTATCGCCCATGATTCTATAATCATTTCTAACGGGAGATCCTACCTCATTAGCGTCATAAACTGCTCTTGGAGCGCCTAATCTATCTGATGGTAATTGATATTCGTATTTATATTCGGTAACCGGTGTAGTGACCAGTCTAGCACATTGAACTTTTTTAAATGAGAATGACCATGGATAAATCATCAATGCTTGATCTCTTACATCATAGTAAAGACGATCACAAGCAGATGATTCATCTGTGCCTTCTGTGAATGAAGAAATAGGCTTTGCGCCTAATAATATTAGTGCATCAGAACAAACTGATAATGCTGAATCTCCAGCTGCCATACCCTATCTCCAGATGTGAGAATAAGGTGAGTGCAAAACACCCACCTTACCCAAAGTTACATATTTACTACTCTGATTAATCTGTATCTGTAGAAGTTACAGCAAGACCATCAGTTACGTCTACTGTTGTGCCATTGTTAGCGTTTACATAAACGAGATGACCAAGAGTATTGGTTGTATCGAATACGTAAATTAAATCGCCAACTTTAAGCAAAGAAGCTGCACTATTAAAATATCCAGCTGTATTTACAGTAGCAATAGCGTCTGCGCTAGAGTATGTCCAAAGCTGTGGAGCATTACCAGCTTTAGATTGACCGCCAGCTGCATTTAAACCAGTTGATGAATAAGCCATGTTTTATTCTCCTTATTCGCGGCAAGTTAATTGAACAATACCTTCGGCATCGATCGTTGTTGCAGTCGCAGAGAAAATAGCATTCACAAGGAATGATGTCTTTTCTGGAATGTAATTGATCTCTGTCTTAGGAGCGATACCTTCAGCATAACCAACAGAATCTTTATGGAATGCAAAGATTGTTCGGTCATTTGAACCATCAATTGCTAAACCACCTTCTGATCTGTCACCTAATACGTGGAATGTGAAACCTAAGAATGTATTGATTTCACCAGCTACAAGAGCTTTTACTGTATTAAAGTCAGATGAAGTTACTGCTGTTTCTGAAAGTAATGATGCTAAGTTGTTACCATGAAGAACAATATGACGGCCTTCTGGTGGAACATTGTTTTTGTCTAAAAGACGTTTAGCTTCACGTAGTTTAGCTACGTTAAGGTTAGAGTCTGTTGTGCCGATATCGTTAGACACTGTTAATGATGTGCTTGATGCAGCAAGTGCGTCAAGGATCATTTGGTCTTGACGACGACCAATAGCGTTAGCTACTAATTGCACTAACTCTTGTCTTTCATCAAAATTTACTTTTTGTTGCATGAAAATGTCAGAATACTCTGCTGCATTCCAGTCTGCTAAAGTAGCAGTTACTTGACTCCAGCCAGCATTTAATGGTGTGACATCTGTTTGTGGAACTCGTAAAGTAGCTACACCTTTGCCTACTTTAGGAAATTTTACTACTGAGCCTTCAACACCGCGTCTTTGGCGAACAGCACCAACTAATTGTGCTTTACCTTGGTAAGCCTGTTTAACTTCGGCATCAAAGAGCGTTACAAAAGCATTAGATAATCCAATAGCCATGTTATTCTCCTAGAATTGATAAAAATAAAGTTTATCGCTTTGGTTAGCCAGACGTTCTGGGCCGTTGCTTGCTATTTACGATAGCCAGACGACAAGACATTACTTGTGTGAAGGGTTGCGAATGCAATGAGCCTTGTGTGATTTTTAACACAGATTTTGGTATTGTGCAAGTATTTTTGCAAAATATGCAAAAAAAAGCCCTCAATTAAGAGGGCTATCGCGAACTATTTGCGTTTTAAGCAAATGCTTCTTGGAACATCTTTTCTACTTTTTCCCTGTATGCCTTATCTGTATGATACTTTGGATCAGCTACCATTTGATAAAGTTCAGTTTTTGATGGTGCGCTTCCTTCCGGTGCGCTTTCTGTAGGCACACGTCCTTCGTATGCACCACGGAGTTTCTCTAAAGCAGATATCCCTTTAGCTGTGCCACCCATATATTTGAATTCTTCAAAGTCGTCTTTACTCCATACGCCTTTTTGAACCAAGCCAGTTCCCCATTGAACAATGCTTTTAATCCTAGCGTCTGCATTAGGCCCTAAAGATTTACGTTCTTGTTCTAGATTAACTGTTGATGTTTGAACAGCATTCATATTCATTTCTACAATAGGCTTAACTAAGTCATCTAATGCAGCTTGACTAACTCCATGTTCTTTAGCCCATGTTGCTACATGGCCACGAACAGGATCATCTTCTGGTGTATTACCAAAAGCTGAAAAGTCATAATTACCATCTGCTGGTGCTTTATGTTTTCCTTGTGAGATTTGTTTACGAAGATCTGTCCATGATTTTGCAATCGCTTCTAGATCTGGTTCTGATTCATCTTTCTTCCAAAAGTTTTCTGGCCACCAATCTGGTCGTTCTAATGGGCCATCGTCATCTTCTGGTGCGTCAAGATGTGATATTGCTGTTTTGTTTGGATCTGTATCTACTGCTGGTTCTACACTTACATTATCGAGTAGGCCAGTGTCTTGAGATACATCCTCATTGCCACTAGGCTCGATCACGTCGTCTGTCATTTGATTTTCCTTGCACGAATTAACCTTGCTTCTAAATCTCTGACTATGCTATTCTGACCTTCTCGGTAGTAAGCATAACTAGAATCGCTACCAGGCAAGGCAACTGGTTGCTCTAAAACAGATTGGCGTAACCAATCCATTAATTTCTTTCCATCTTCATCACCTAACACACGTAAAGCTAATCGATCTAAATCATCTCTAGCTTGGTTTACATCTCTAATGTCTAATGGTAATGGCGTTTCTAAATCTTCCCAGCCAGCCATTATTGATCGTCCTCTGGGTTTTTAAATGGAGATTGATTATTCTTTATTCTTGTAACTGCCCAATCATATGCTTTTTTGATCATAGCATCTGTAGGTGGTTTTTTATTTAAGAGTCTTTGAATTTCTGAATCTGTTGAATTTGGAACAATTAATGGAATCTCAGTTTCTTTGTCATTAATGTTTACACCAATGCTCATTTCAGTTACTGCGTTTCCTTCAATATCAGTAAATTCACCTTTCCATCCAGTATATTTTTTCCCATCTGCCGGATTGTGACGCATACCATAATCTTTTGGCATTACATAGCTCCTTGTTGCATAGCACCTTTAACCATTTCTGGAACAGCTTCTGGTGCTGCTTGTGCTGCCATCATAGCTGCTTGTGCTTGTTGTTGTTGGATCATCATACGTTCTTCTGCTGTGTTAAGTATGCGTTGTGGAACGCCTAACTTCTCTGCAATAAATTCTAGCATTGCATCTACTTTAATCATAGACTGACCTTGTGGTCCAACACCTTGAGCAATTTGTGCATATTGCAATACGTTCTGCACATCTTCCATCGCTTGAGCCATAGCTAATGGTGCAACTGCTGAAACCTTAATTTCAAGTCCATTAACTTTTAATGGTAAACTAATAACACCACGATCATCCATGACTGAAAGTATCTTGGTGACTAATGGTATCATAGTTTCATTGATAAGTCTGCCAAAAGCCGATCCTAGATTTTGTGATAATTCTTTCATTCTCTCTACCACTTCCGTAGCTGAACGTGCTGACATATTGTCTGGTGGTAAAGACTCGTCTAGTAATATGCGTTTAATGCTCATACGTAAATCATTCATAATGATTTGTGATACATTAAAGTCGCCAGCTCTTGGCAATGCTTTTAGAGATTCTCCTTGTGGGCCACCATTACGTGCTACAGGAATAATAGCGCCAGGAATAATCTTCACTGTATTAGGATTCAATACACCATCATCTGCTGCGGTATAAACACCAGCAATAGCTAATGATGCGTTCTTCAATACAAGTTCTAATGTCTTATTAAGTGTTTTAATATCTGGTAATGCAGTAATCAATGGACCACGGCCATAGATCTCACCAGCTACTTTTGCATAGCGTGATACAATCCATGGACTGATATTCATACGTCTATACACTAATTCTGTTTTAGATTCTTTATGAATAACGTGATAACAAAAATCACCACGTTTCTGATCTAGAATAGTAGCTTCAATAAAGTCTAATTCATCAGTAGGCTTTTGATCTATTTTCTTTTGCAATTCATCTGGAATCTTTGCATCTGGCCATTGGCGCATAATAGACTCGCCTTTAATACGCATACGTCTATATACGTTATCTACTTGACCATTAGCACCTTCTTCAAATGATACTAAGAATTGTGGCACAGGCACAAAGTTAATTGGACTAATGTCATCACCTGGCTGCACCATCATTACTGCTGTGCCTACAGATAGATCAAGTAAGAACTCACCAATAGCAATATCAAAATTAGATTGCTTTAATGCAGCAAACATTTTATCTGCATATACATCTAATGCAGCTTGAGCTTCTGCTCTACGTTCTTGTGGAATATCTGTGCCTGGCTCTAATCTGCACCATTTACGTTGTGGTGGGAATATGCCAGATTGCATACGATTAGCAAAGCGTTGTGTAGAGTTAATAGCTGTTGCATCAAACACACGATTCATTTTCTTTTGACCGGATGTCTTGCCATCATAATATCCGTCATAAAGATTACGTTGTGGCAACGCAAACTCATAACATTCTTCGTATAAGTTTCTAAAATCTTCTTTTTTGGTAAGCGCTTTATCGTGTCGTTTTAAGACATCTTCCGCTGATAATCTCATCATAGTTGCCATATTTAATCTTTCTTATGTCTGTTTGCAAAGTTTCTTGCTGCTTCTTTACTACCAAATCCCCAAGCCTTTAATGCTAACTTAAGTCTTGTAGGCCTACCTTTTTCATCTGTTAATGGACCAGCCATGCCACCAAATCGAGCAGCAAATGATACACGTCTTGGATTAGTTCCAGCTTTTACTGGTGCTTTTAAGTTTGATCCTTCTGTTCGTTTAAAGTATCTACGACCAGCTTCTGTCAAACCGCCTTTAGGATTCTTATGTTCTTTTCTCATTCATACCACTCCACTCTTAAGTTTGCTGGATGCGCTTGAGCATTGACATTAGTTAATCTTAATAAATATGTTGTTAATGGTTTCAATACATACTCAAAACTATAACTTGCTGTGCCACCACCTTTGTTACCAGCTGGAATAAACTCAGCAAATATTTCTGTGCCTACTGATGATACTGTTGGCGCTAATACTGCTGCACCAGAACTTGTCGTAATTAAATTACGATTACGTCTATATATATCCATAGCAGTGCCACCACTTGTGGTAGGTGCTTCATAAAAATAAAACTCTGACTCTCCTGGGCTTTCGTATTGAAATACCATATGAGCAGTTACTCCAGCTGGGAATGCTATGGCTATATCAATACTAGCACCAGCTCCAAGTCCAGTAGCGTATGGATACATTTTATAAATATAATATGCTCTACCTTCATGCAAACGTAAATGATTTACATCTACAATTGGAAATGGTCTATCAGAACTAGCAATATAACTATTACCATCTTTATCTACATAAGCTGGATTTACATGACGCGATTTAGTGGTATCTGATTCGCGTAATATATTAATCGCCATTTTCTTCCGTCATATCTTCTTCTGAATCCATTAAGCTTTGCTTTTTATTTTTAGCTTGCTTTGTCATTAATTTGACTGCTTGCTCAATAAACTTTGCACTAGACTTAATATCTTCGTCATCTAATTCAACTGAAAATTCTGCTTTCATTTCTTTTTAGCCATTCCAGCTTCACTCATAGCAATTGCTACGGCTTGCTTTTGTGACTTAACGACTGGGCCACCTTTACCAGAATGTAATGTGCCTTTTTTATATTCACGCATAACCTTGTGAACTTTAGCTTGCATTTTATTTTCTTTCATTATACGCCTCCGCCTGTGCCTAATGATTCCCCAGTGCCTAATGATTCTGGTGATGTTGCTGATGTTAATAAAGATGATCGTCTTTGTCTTGCACGTTTTGCTGCTGCGCTTGCAGAAGCTTCACCTCTTTGTGTATCAGTTACTACTGGTTTTACTGGTTCCGGTGCTGGTGCTGGTGCTGGT